TGTGGGCTCAGGCGCAGCTTTTAATGTTGGTTCACCAGCATGCGGACCAGTATCATACCGAACTTCCGGCTGCGGCATATGCATCGCATAATCATGCTGAGCCATCATTGGCGCAGGGGCATGCTGCTTTGCCTCTTCCTCCGGCTTATAATCATCAGGCGCAAACTGAACATCGCCCTCGACAGAGCCATCTGTCGCGTAGCCCTTACGCAGATGCATATCCCAGTCCGGATCGTAATCCAGAACGCCGTTTATACGCCCTCCAGATTTGCGCTCTTCAAATCCCGGCTCATCATGCGACATGATATAATCGAGAAGCTTCAGGTCTTCGGCTGTCAGAAAATCATGGACGGAGCCGCCTTGGGCGCGTTCTTGGTGAGGAGTTTCTAGATCAACCTCAGACATCTGAGGAAGACGCTTATCCCTCCACGAAGCAGGCATCTGATTGGCGATGCGCAAAGCGTACTTCACGTCGTCATGCATTGGTTTGTCTTTCGCAACAATCGTTCCAGCACCAGCAGAAGCACCGCTCTGAAATGTCTGCGATAATCTCAATAATCTGCATAAATCTACGCAGCCTCTTTGAGCGCAGTATTTTCTTCCTGCTTTGTCGAGGACCGTTTCACGCGAGGCTTGCGCTTCACGCCAGAGCGGTTCTCTCCACAGGCTGACACCGCAGAGCTTGCGGCGTGTTTTGCGAGGTTTATAGCCGCGTTTACATCGCGGTCGGCCTCAAATCCACAGTCGTCGCAATTAAACGTCCTTTGCGACAAGGCCAGCGTCGGCTTAACGACACCGCAGCAAGAACAGGTCTTGCTCGAAGGATACCAGCGGTCGGCAACAGCAACACGCGAGCCATAAAGCCGCGCCTTGTATTCCAGTTGCCGCCGAAATTCGAAGAAACCGCCGTCCATAACGGCGCGGGCCAGCTTTCTGTTTGCGGACATTCCGCGCACGTTCAAATCTTCAATGCCAATCACGCTGTGCGTCTTGGCTAGGCGCGTCGTCAGCTTATGCGTAGCGTCCTTGCGAGCATTCGCAATACGGGCATGAAGACGGGCAAGACGACGTTTGGCCTTGCGGAAATTGGCAGAGCCGCGACGCTTTCGCGCCAGAGCCTTATTAGCCCGGCGCAGTCTTTTGAGCGCGGTCTTTTGCGCCTTCGGGCCTTCAATGCTCTCGCCGGTTGAGAGTGTCGCCAGCGTCTTAACGCCAAGGTCAACGCCAACCGGGCCAAGCGGCTGCTCAACGAGCTTAACGTCGTCAGTCTCGACCATAATCGACACATACCAGCGGTCGGCTTCACGGGAGACGGTCGCGCGCTTCAAAGGGCCGGAGAAACGCACAGCTTCGCGCATACGCACCCAGCCGACGACAGGCAGCTTGATGCGCTTGCCATCAGCGCGGAACGTGCCGACCTCATTGGCGGCGCAAAAGCTGGCTCGGCCATCCTTTTTCTTGAAGCGGGGATATTTGCCGCGCTTCTCAAAGAACGCACGGAACGCTGCGCCAAGGTCAATAACCGCCTCTTGCACAGCGCATTTCGTCACATCGAACATCCACGGGAATTGTTCGCGCTTGATGGCGTTCAACTGGCGTCGCAGAGAAACATCGGACGGCTTACCGCCTGCCTTGTATTGCGTCTGCCATTCCGCCAACGCCCAGTTAAACGCAAATCGAGCGACACCGCTGGCGCGAGCGAAATACTCGCGTTGCGCTTTGTTCGGGTCGAGTGCGATTTTGTGGGCGAGCAACATCGTTTATTTCTTGCCCTTGTCCATAAGGGCATATTATGCTAGATTATTGCAGATTACAAGACGCAGTTTCAAACCCTCGAACTCATGCTTTTGTCTGGCAAGCTGGTAATCGCGGATGTCAGGTTCGTCAGACAATTCCTCGCTCGGCGGCGTGATCTTCAAGCCGTGGATTGGCTCCCAAGTGGAGCGAGGAATCTTCTTGTCTGACATTTTATTCTTCCGGCTTCATAAACTGCGACTCTTGAGCCAAGCGCGCCTGTTCATTCGCCATCTTCAGATCGTGAAGACGCTGGCTATCAGCCTGCTGAACATCCATCGCCGTCTTCATCTCGTTCTGGCGATGCTGTGCATCAAGGTCCATGGACTTTGTCTGCATCGCATGCTGAAGGTCCAGACCCTTTGTCTTCATCTGATGATCAAGGTTCGTGTCCCGATCTTCAACAGAAGATAAACGATCCTTATCCTTCATCTTTTGTTCATGCGTAAGCTTGTCTCTGTGAACAAGCTCAGACTGCTGAAGTCTCATAGTCTCAAGCTTCATCTTGCCAACGCGGTCAGCAACATGATTGGCGGCGTCAATCTTCAGCTTCTGTTTCTCATTCGCCTGCTTAATGTTCTGCGTCTGAAGCTCAGCCATCTTCAGATTCATGTCGCCGTCAGATGTCTTAGCCTTGACCGATGTTTCCAGCATCTTGGCCTGTGCAGCCACCATCGCAGCCTTAGCCTGAAGCATCTTGGACTCATCAACCGGCGGCGGACCAGACGGACCCTTGCTAAACAGAGCCTGCCCATCCTCAATGCCAAGCATGTCCATCATTCTCGTGCAAACAGTCTTCATGTCAAAGAGAGACTGGTTCTGCTGAGCGAGCTGATAAAGCGCCATCGCCTTCTGAATGCGAAGTGTCTGGCTGGCCGTATTCGGATCAGACTTCGGAACAATGCTGTAATTGTCCAAAGCTTCCTGAAGCTGAATAGCATCCTTCTGGAAAGAAGGATTTTTGTTACTACGCCAAAGCGACTCCGGCGCGCGGCGGAAGATTTCCCGTAGTAACATAAATTCTTTCTGCTGCGCCTGATGCATGCGCTTGTGGACAGCATTAAGAACCTTGGTCGCCTGCTCAATCATCGCAATTGTTGTGCCGACCGGCGCATCTTGCCTGCCTTCACCTACCGCCGTCTCTGCCGTTCCAGCTAACTGACGCGATGTCTGCTCGACGTTCTGGAGAATCTGGACGAATCCCGGATCGACACCTTTATATGGCAGAGGCATAAACGCCTGATGCAAGGGAACACCGTCCACATCAAGTGGTGCAATCTGACCCGGCCCGACTCTAATATTTGACGTTTGCTGCTTTCCGGTTGACCTACTCATGACTCCGCCGGGAAAATTGTTCAGCATCCCCGCATCTAAGGCGATTCGCCATCCAGCAGTAAGAGCGCGACTAGCATTTCCTAAAATATGAAGAAGACCTAAGTTCACGCCCGGAAAAGCAGGAACAAAAACATACTCCACAAATGTCTCTTTGCGAACATGATTTTCGTCGTCTTCTTCCCACCAACGGCGAATTTCAAGGATTTGGCGGCTGTCCTTATCAAGCGTCACGCGATACGGAAGCGGTAAGCCGGTAGCCTCTCCATCTTCTTTGTGTTCAAAACCCTGTAAGTCTAGCTCACAGTAGCATTCATAAATTTCACGGTCCTGCTCATCTTGCGCGCCAATTGATAATTTCGGCTGAATGCCAGCGACTTCGTCAAGCTTACGATCAACTTTATTAAGGTCTGGAGAATAAACACCAGTCGTCAGCGCAACATCACGCCACGCGCCAACGAGCTGCATCTGCTTGACGATGCTTGGCCGCATCTTTGAACGATGCGTAATTCGCGAACAAGCTTCAAGCGAGACTGCGCCATCTGATAATATGATATCTTTCCGATCAATTGTTTCAGCGACCGGCCTGCGTTTGAGCGGATGGAAATAGACCTTGCGATAAGCTTCGCCGCCATGCCCGAGAGAAAAGAACATTCGGTCCGTATCCGGATAATACTCAGGCGCACCGACCGTGAGGTAGTGGTTGAAGTCCGTCTCAAGCTGATTGGCCTGCGCGTCAAGCGCGTTTGTGCTATCACCCTCATTCGCAACTTTAACGGGACCGTCTGCGGGGAGCATTTCACCACGCGCATTCGCTTGGAACCTAAGAACGGCCTCAAGCAATAGAGGGTGTTTAACGACGGAAAGCCCCTCTTCGTTTGGTTCTGATTTTGGTTCTTCAAGCTCGATCCCTAAGAGCGAAATTCCTTTAACGATATCTGCTAGTTTTTTATCTTGTCTTTGGATGTCATCTTGAATGACACGAAGAAGCTCATCAGAAACACCAGCAAGAACTCCTTCACTGATATGAAGGGCTAAATTCTCGTCGTGGTCATCCGCATCGCTTATTGGTGCGGAGCTAAGGCCGCCCAGATTAATCGTGATCGATCCGTCGCCAGTTTCAACTATAATAGCGTCTGGTTTAGTTTTCACTAAATCCAAGGAACCAAGGTCAACAACCTCTTCCTTTTCAGACTCCGGAGCTTCCGGCTCTGGCTGGCGTAGAAATTTATGATCTTCCATTGTATTATTCCGGGTCGTCTTTAAGCTCCATCCACCAGACAAAGCAAAGAATCGCTTGTGTAAGCTTCACAAGGAAAAAAGCTATTATTCTGGTCATGGGCTATGCGCCAGAGAGTTCGACCCCCTATTATAAACTAAATAATGCGGAATTAGCAATAGAACGCAGGGGTTATTCGCCCCTGCGGATTGGATTATTAACGCGGAGCGCCGTCCGAGTCCCTTGTAATAGCGATATTCGTCCAGACCGCCGCCGTGCGGATCAGGCGAAGGATATATTGCTTATCCTCCCCCGGCCTCACCGTATCGTCAACCTCATGGGCCAGCTTAGAAAAAGCCGCCCGCAACTTGGCCATCGTTTCGATCTGTGCCTCAGTCGGAGCTAGAAAATCAAAGGTTTCAGGGTGTAGGCTCATTTTTACTCTCCCAGTTAATTGCCCCAACGCTCATAGCCTTCAGGGACGACATCGAAATATCTTACATTTCCGTCCGCGTCCACGCAGGTCTTCTTCAACATGAACGGCTCAAGGCCATTTGGAAGCGGGGCCAGCTTGGGATGAATCGGGTCAGAGCAAACACCCTTGATGTATTGATAATCTCCGACGCTAAATGCAGAGTTTTCACGCAACCAAGGCACATATCCTGAGCCCCACCATTTTCTGATGTTATGATGCTTCCATGCATATCTGAAAGCAGCCATCGACCACATAAAACGATGCAGCAGAGGAAACCAGCGTAAGGCTTTAATCTTCCAAAGCATAAGAACCCCCAGTCAATGCGGCCCGTGACAATCAGACTTCATCAGTTGCGCCGCTGTCTCGTTGTAAAACCGTAGGCTACAGTGAATGACCTTAGCCCGGTGAATAAGCATCGCCAACTCTTCCGCAAGATCAGCCGCCTTCTCCGGCGTCTCCCGCAATTCGTCAAAAATATCCATCATTCGCTGGTTTATGGCGAAGGCTTCCTCTTCAATCTCATCCAGCGATTTCATCTCAATTCCTATTGTGGAGCCACCCGGATTCGAACCGGGCACCTATCCTTGCAAAGGATATGTTTTCCCGAATAAACTATGGCCCCATTTGGTCGGAGTAGCAAGATTCGAACTTGCGGCCCCATCGTCCCAAACGATGTGCGCTACCAGACTGCGCTATACTCCGATATCTTGGAGCGGGTGAAGGGAATCGAACCCTCGTATTCTGCTTGGAAGGCAGTTGCTCTGCCATTGAGCTACACCCGCTTTTGTTTGTGATAGGGTTGCTCGGATTCGAACCGAGGACATGACGTTCTTAACGACCTATTTTCCCCATTAAACTACAACCCCGTGGTGCCCCCTGCATGATTCGAACACGCGACCTACTGATTACAAATCAGTTGCTCTACCGGCTGAGCTAAGAGGGCTTAACTGTTAATCCTTCTGCGGCTGATCGACAAGAAACACTTGCCCCGGCTCAAGACAACCAACACAAGTCATAGACCACGGAGCTACACCATCAGGAAGAACTTCCTCAAGCGCACGGCAAATAGCTTCTACTTCTTCGCCGTAATCACCTTTAGACCAGCTGACAACAGATGTCAGCTCCAACAACACAGCAGCCTCGCGCGGCGTCAGCTCCAGAACAATTGTCGTATCAGACATATCAATTCCCCTATGGAGGTCTTACTATATTTACGAAGCCCTAGCAAACTCACCGAACAATTCTTTTGCCGCTTTGCAGTAGGCGGCGTGGGCCTCTTGTGGTGTTTTAAAAAGCCCTAGATATATTTGCTTACGCTGGAAGCAAATCTTGGCCTGCCACTTGCCGGTATTTTTATGATAGTGCGCGCCTTTATATTTCCCCGGATTATTAATACGTTTTCCAGAATTACCCATGTTTTCAGAGCGAGATGCCAACCTTAGATTAGAATAAGCATTGTTGGTGGAGTCGCCGTCTTGGTGATCGATTTCACACTCAGGCCATACACCCGTCATATAAAACCAAGCTAGAATGTGAGCCCTATATAATTTTCCAAACAGGCTTATATTTACATAACCTTGCGTTATCGATCCGCATTTCTTTCCGGCATTTTTAGAGTTCCATTGTTTACATCTTTGGTGCCGCGTCAGCCGACCGTCGTCTTTGAATAGATCAACAGCTCTTTCTTTCCACGTAAAAATTCCAGTGTCGGAATCGTAATCTAAAAGTTGCTTCAATAAATCTTGCGTGATAATCGTGTGCTTAGTCATCTGCCACTCCTTTGGCTTATGATTAGAAAGGGCGTAGCGATCTCACCCGCTGCGTCCTTTTGCTTTATAGCACGTTCATCAAACGTCGTAAACGGGGCGGCTTGGAGACCTATAAGCACCCTCGTTTCGAATCTCGACGATAAGTTCTTCAGGTCTGCGAATCATGTTACGCTCGCGTAGATATTTGAGAGCCTGTGTAGTGCTATCGACCAAATCATCGTGACGCCCCTTAGGAAAATTTTCCCACTGACTAATTACTTCGTCCGCCCATGTCTTGTCTGGAGCAAAGACCGCGCCGTTGGCGAAAATCGGTTGGACGGCATAAGCACGCGCAACTTTGTCCAAGTTACCCGGATTAACAAGCTCAACGCCCCACGAATTTGTGCGGTTTAGACGTTTGATCTCTTGCGCAACAGAAAGACCCGGACCTTTAGCTTCGATCAACAACATATCGACATTATATTTATTACAAGTTTCTATGACGTGCTCAACGAGACCCATCGCATCCTTCTTACGATTGTTGAACATGAAGT